TAGATTCAAGCTCAACTTGAGTTTTGGCTTTTGCTATTTCTATATCTTGTTTAGCATCTGCTTGCTTGATCGCAATGTCCGATTGAGCTTTTGCTTGGTCAGCTTGTATTTGCGATTGAGTCCTTTGCTGGAGTGCTTGTGCTTCGAGTTGAGCAAGTTGCTGGGCATATTGTAATGGGTTTTGTTGTTGCTTGCCAACATTTTGTAATCCTCTAATTGCTTGCATCTGTGGTGCTGCCTGAACAACTTGTGCTGCTCTTTGGCTTATTAACATATCTAGTTCTGGATTGATATCATCAAACTCGAACTTCTTATCACGCACATCTGGTAAATTAGGCAATGGCATACCAATGCTTGCTTCCATTCTAGTGCGATACAATAATGCAATATGTTCAGCAACGTGTGCAACAAGTATTGGTTGCATGCCTTTTGCTCCTGGATTGCCACCAAGTGATGGGTCTGACAAAAACTGTAAATGAACTTGTATGTGTGAATCATGATCTTGCTCTGGGAATGCTCTTATTGGCTTGCCATACATAACAGACATATTCTCATCAATCGGATCAAGTCTTGCTGCTTCTGTTGGCTTTTTTAGAATCTCATCAATGTTTGGTATTCTGATTGCTTCATACATTCTTTTGTATGCTTCATAATTATCATGCAGGTTTGGTGCTGCTTTTGACATTTGCAACACTGCTTGTGCTTGTGCTATTCTCTGGGCAGTGCTAAATATGTTTGGATCGCTGACTGGTATTATGTCAACTCTGTCATTGAAGTCTGCAGCAAAAACTTGTTGTGTTCCACCAGCAACTGAAAACGCAACTTTCTCTGGTAAATATTCTGCATTTAGTTTTGAGAGTAATTTAAACTCTTGACCTTGAGAATGGTGCAGTCTTTTATGTATTGCTGAAAATGATTTACTGCCTTGCTCTATTAACGCAACTGTAGAACCAACAGGTGCATTAGGATTAACATCGCCAACATTTAAATCTGCTGTGCTTGCAAATCTTTGACCTGATTGTACAATAAAACCTAATAATTGAAACAACGATCCACTTGGCTCTTTAAATGGCAATGGCATGATTGCTTTGTTAACATCGTCAACTGTTGAATCTAGATCTGCGAACTCTCCAGGATTAACTTGCAGTTCACCACCTGTAACTCTGCCTTTTAATTTAAAACCACCTTGCATATTTGCAAATGCAGCAGAGTCTAATAATGCTCTCAAAGATCCTGTTGCAGCTTTGCCAAGACCACCAATCATGTGATAAAGACCAAAACCATAAAACCCAAGTCCAGGAAGAAATTTATAACTTACAAACCAATCTCTTCTTCGTTGTTCTTCGTCTTCTTCTCTCCAGTTCCTGCGAACACTAACAACTTTCTGCGTGTCATAATTTATTGTAACAATATATGGCAATGCAACACTGCCCTCATCATCATCTGCATTATCAATGCCTTCAAAAGATTCGTAAACATGCATCTCTAAAAGTGTTAATGTCTGATCTTCGCCATCTGCAGAATAACCTTCAACACCTTCAATGTCTGCTATTGTATCACCTGCTGGGTCGATATCATCACCTGAATATTCTGATTGTAAATAATATCCTGCATCAACATATCTATTGTAGTCGTTTTTTGGTATTCTTATGAGGTGAGTGTATCTTGGTGCTGTTTGTAAATCATTTGACTCTGGTGCAACAACAAAATCTTCTGCCTTTACAAATATAGATTTTTGTCTATTTAAATCTGGATCCCACCATATCTTTTTAAAAGTTTGTCCGATCAATGGCAGGTGAAATAACATCTGGTCTAGATCAGGAAAGTATTCAGGCATCTGCTGGGTGATCTGGTAATTCATATATTCACGCACCCTGCGACCTTGCTCCTCAACTTCTTCACTTGGCTCACCAACAATAACTGTTTTCACTGGTCCATCAGAAGGATATAATTCTGCGATTGCTCTTGCATTGAACTGTGTTGCTGCTTCTGATATTAAAGGATGAACAACTGTGCTCAGACCTCTGGATGCTCTTTGATCTTCTGATTCGTCTAAACCACCTTCAGTGTCAAGTGTCCTCAAACCTTCTTTATATCTTCTTTCCCACTCGGATCTTGCTGATTTATCATTTTCATAATGCTGTATTAATTCATCTGCTTTTTTTGAAAGCTCTCTTTCATCAATAACTTCAGCAAGGTTTTGATCAAAGTCAGTGTCCTCCTGAACCATGTCTTCTGCTGGGTCACCTATTAAAACGTCATCACCAATATTTTCAACTTGTAAATCATCAGCTGGTTCGCCTTCAGCAAACATTGGCTCTTCAGCTTGGATATTTATTGGGGATCTAGCCATACAATGTTATCCTCTCTTTTGTTTCTATTTCGTCATCATCATAATCAGAAGAATGAGTGACAAACCAACCTTTGCGAAGTCTCAACCATGCCTGTGTACATGTGTCAACTATGTCATCATTGTCCCCAGCAGGGAATGCAGCACAAATGTCTATTAAATTTTTAGCCCATTTTCTGTTAGAAGGAAAGTAAATTCTTCCATCTTCTAATAATGCACTGCTGGCATGTGCTCTTGCTTCTTTGTCTCTGTCAGGCATATATTCAATTACTGGCACACCAGCCATACGCAAATCTTGTATTAAACTTTGACCAGATGCTTTCTTTTCTATGAGAACTGCGTCTGGTTCATAATCATAAAACGACTCTTGTGCGATTCTTCTCAACTCTGGATAGGTGACTCTGTCATACCACATATCAATAACAATAGCATTCACCTGACCATTCCTCCTGAAGACACCCCAAGTTGTTCTTGCAGAATATGATGTTTTTTCTTTTGTGCTAAATGCTGTGTCCCAAGATTGAATAACATATTCTACATCTGGCAACTCTTCATACTCCCATGGCACCCACCACTCTGCTCTTAATATACCACCACCTTTGGGCATTGGTCTTTGTTGCAGTTGACCTGCCGATGCATATGTGCCAAGACTTTTCTCTAAATTATCAAGAGTCTTTTCATCTATTCTTTCTGGCCATAATAATTCACCTTCTTTTGTTCTTGGATCTGTAAAGAACAATGAACTTTTAGAAACTGTTGGATGACCAATCTCATATCTAGCAGGAATGCAAAGGTGATCCCAATCATTGTCATTGGCCAAAATATGACCTGTCAAGTCTTTCTCGTGAACTCTTTGCATAATGATAACAAATGATCCAGTCTTTGGATCATTGAGTCTGGTTTGCATTGCTTGATCCCACCAATCAAGAACACCCTCTCTGACTGTATTTGATTCTGCCTCACGAACATTGTGCGGATCGTCAATAACAATTATGTCACCACCTTCCCCTGTCAAAGCTCCATCAACTGATGTTGCGATCCTGTATCCTGTTTTATCATTTTCAAATCTTTGTTTTTGGTTTTGATCTGTTGTTAATTTAAAAGAACCATCAAAATGTTTTTTATACCAAGCACTGTCAATTAATCTCCTGCATTTAACTGAATCTCTTATTGACAATGAACCTGCATATGATGCGAACAAAAATCTTTTCTGCGGCTGTATTGCCCATGTCCATGCAGGAAGAGCAACTGCCACTGCGATTGATTTCATATGTCTCGGAGGGATATTAATTATTAATCGACGAATATCACCTTCAACAACTGCCTGAAGATGTTCTGATATTGCGTCAATGTGCCAGTTGTCATAGAACTCTCGTCCTGGTTCAACTGTTTGCCAACTCTCCTGGATGAATGTCTTCAATGATCTCCTCATCCTCTCTGCCTTGACTTGCGTCAATGACAGCATGCTCAAGAGCTCGCTCGATTGTATTAAGGTCATTGTCTGTTAATTTGCTGATATCCAGCACCTTCTTTTCTTCTATTTGAGCTTTTACTTCAACTGCTTTTAAATCTGGAACACATTTGCCGAGCAATGTTTTTGCTGCCATAACTCTCAGCTCTGGGTCTGCACCTATCTTTCCAATGTTTTGTATCTCACCATCTGACTCTGAATATACTGGGAATATTTCTTTACCATTCATAACATTGGCCAAAAAACCTACTGGGTCTGCTTGACCCATAATCCAATTAATTGTTGCATGATGATTCCATTTATATCTATTGGGTCTTGTTCTTGATGGCTTTTGATTCTTCATTGGTTCAACAGATTTAAACTTTCCATCAAACTTTTCAACATTGACAGGACGACCATCTTTGACAGGTCTTTTGACTGTTATCTTCTTTGTTTTCTCTGCAGCCATATATTCTTCTCCAAAAACCTATGTTTCCAGTGGTTAACTGTTATAAAACTGTATATCTTATTTCTGGGCAAAAAGAAAGCTCTCTGTGAGGAGAGCTTTAAGTTTAATAAATATTAAATATTTGAAATGGGAGGAAATAATGTTTTTAATTAAATTATTTCTAAATTGACTTTAGATTAAAAATAAATAAAAGTAAAATTATTTCCACTTGCCATGTGCTTGTTCGTGAGGGATTAATAAACATTCATTAGTTATCCAATGACCCTCAGCAAAATAAGTTCTTTCGCCACAACCAACCATGAGTTCAAAAACCATAACTGTGAGGAGAAAGCTCAAGCAACAAATTAAAATTAGTCCGAGTGTTTTTATCATTTTTCTACATCCCAAAGTTTTTTAATCTCTTTTATAAACTTTTCACTAGATCTCCAATCTTTTTTTACACCATGCTTCTCGAGAGTTTTCTCTATTTTCAGAACCAATCCTTTGAACTCTTTGTGTTCTTCAGCACTAAAACAATCATCATACTCAGACATGATCCTATCATAATGACATTCTAATACACATGCCATTGCTAACATTTCAGACTCATCAAAATCTATTTGCATTTCTTCCTCCGTCTTGTCAGTTCAGCAGAGTATGTCATTCTCTGGTCGGCATAATAATTTTCCTTTTCAGGATTCCAACCTCTCATTGCGAGCTCTGCTTCTGCACAGTCTTTACAAATAAAAACCAACTCATCGATTGAGCATTTCTTTGCTCTTTGTTCCCACTCTTGGAACTGTTTTGCTGTTGCACCTGACATAAATATCTCCTTTCTCAAATGCTGGGGGAATAAATCCCCCAATAACTAAAAATTAAAATCGTAAAACTTTCTTGGTTTATCACCTAAAAGGTGCTTGCCAATAACAGAATGATAATAACCATCCTTTCTTAATCTTGCTCTAACAAGTGGAGCATCATCGTTTGAAACAACATCCCACTTTTGATCGCACTGGTTAACACAGTGGCCAGCATAACCACCAGAAACAAACTCTGGTTTCCAACTTTCATCTCTTGTTGCATCCATAGGTCTAATG